CGACAGCGAAAGCATACACGCAGCAATCCCACCAGTGGTTCTGCTTGGCGCTGGTTTTTAGCTCCCATTTTTCCCGCCCTTTATCGTCTACTATTCGGTGCTCTGATGTTATGTGCTCTGCAAATTCCCTGCTGCAATCGGCATTTAACATCCATGAGCTGCGCCCTATCGGAGTACCGATCCGTGTGGCGATATCGTTTTTATACTGATCGGTATTGACCAACCATAACTGCAGCGGCATTTTCCCTGGAGATCTCGGTTCGATATTAGTTGCTCGAAGATACGCGGCCATCTGGGTACTACTGCCTTTAACCGGAAACGCTACTCCTTGATGTTGCCAACAATAATCGTAAACTTCTTCAGTACGATAGCCTGCATCGATACCATAGATGCATACCCGGTATTGACTTCGGCCGTCTTCGCCTGGATAAAGCGTTGACATAACCGTATTGATGTCTTCCCACGTAGTTACCTTGCCGTAGCCTAAAACCTGACTTGTTACGCCTGGTCCCCATGCGTGGATTTCCCAATAAAAATGACCTTTCTGCACGTCCACGGCGCCGGTCAATAACTGCGCCCAGCTGGGAACGATGAACATTGGGCATTCGGTCTTATGCTGCAGCACGATATCCACATCCATAACAGCAGACTTGCTTTCCCACGGTTCGCCCAGCCAAGAATTAACAAAGTTCTTAAGCTGCAGCGGATCATCTTTTGATCGGATGAATTCAGCTGCCATCTGCCCAAAAGTTACCCAGGGCGAATACAACGAGTTCAATCCGTAGGCAATACTGCGCGGCTTTCCTTCTACCTCGTTAAGTGGTACCCATTTACCCTGCACCAACATATCAGGCTTGTATTTATCAGTAATATGCTCATGACATTGAACGCACTCATAATGTGTATGCTCTTCTACATAGGTCGCTTCCTGCTTAGAATCAAACTTTACCTGCTCCCATTTCAGCGGCTGCATCTCGCCGCAGAACGGACACGGCACCTGATATTCATACCGCACGTCCGCTGCTTCATACAGCTGATAGATCTGTCCCGTTTTTAACGTTGGCGTTGACCAGAAAAACAATTTTCTCCGGCCCGGCCAGTTCTTGGCACGTTCTTCCGCCAGCTTCAAAGGGCTGGCTTCTTTACCGGCGATCTTAACGTATTTATCGATTTCGTCCATAATAACTGTAGGCGATGACCACGAAGCCAAATCCATTGGCGACCTGGCACTGCCAAATTTACAAAAGCCGCCGGCAAATCGCAGCATCGTATCTTTACTGTCGCCGCGCTGATATTTGCCGTC